ACTGAAAATACTAACATTGATGTTTTTAGAGTAGAAAAATTAAATACAATGTATAACTTTAGCAATAGCGTAACTGTTGTTGGTAATGAACACAAAAGCACAAAGAAAAACTTAAAAAGCATAAATAAAATAGGTGTAAAGTCTTTAAGAGAATATGATGCTCAATTAGTAACACAGGAAGAAGTTAATAAAAGAGCAAATGAACTGTTGAAACTACATGGTGAATTTAATTCTAAACTTAAAGTTGAAGTTGGGCATAAGGGATTAGGCCAATTAAAAGCAGGAGATATTGTGTCTTTAGAATTACCTAGAGAAAATATAAAGTTTGCAGAATATTTAGTATTGCAAATAACTCATACTATGAGAGGAATGTTAATTCTAGAGTTGGGTAGATATAGCAAACAGTTAGAAGATAGGTTTGCCGAAATACAAATAACTCAACAACAAGCATTAGCAGAAACAGCAGGAAATGTTCCTGATAAAATAGAATTAAATTTCTTAGATGATGTTAATTTAAAATTGATTAAGTTTGTTGCTCAAAAAAGAGCATCCACAGCAGGAACAAAACTAGGATTTAGCGGGGCTTTAAATACTGGAACCTTTACACTTGGGTTTGTAGGGGCTGGCACAACAACGACAGATTTATTGGAGGAAGAATTTTGATAACTGATAAAATGAAAGAATTGATTGCAACTCACATACAAGGCACATTAGTAAATAATGGTAAAATTGGAGTTGGTGGTAATTCAACATATTCTACACAAACTGCTTTAGATGTTGATTTGGGAACAACAGTTTCTTTAGCAGCAACTAAGTCGGATGAAAATACTATTGAGGTTCATTTGAGTATTTCTGGAAATGCTGCTGGAATGTCAAGTTCAGTTATTAGAGAAGCAGGAATATTTGATTCTTCGGGTAACTTATTGATTAGGCATAATTTTGATGGACTTGGCCCATTCGGAACAAGTGAAACACTAGAACTCTTTTTCTTTTTGGAGGTAGAATAAAATGGTTAATAATCCTTATTTTTACAGCACCCTTTCCGGTACGCCAACAACACAAATAACTGACTCAATAGATTTTCCTCATACTGGATTAGTAAAAGCATTAAGTCAAGCACTTAGAGGAAACTATGCAGTTAAGACCGCAAGTGATTTTAATATTACTTTCGCTGATGGTGGTAGTTTTACAACTATTGCTGTTACTGCCGGTAAAGTATATAGAGATGGTAAATTACATACAGTAGATGCTTTATCTGCAACTAACATGAATACTTCATATAATTCGGGAACTGGTGCAGTAGATATTACTCCAGTTTCTTCTGACATATATTTGTTTTTAGTTGCTATTGATGGTGGTGGAAGTAATGACACTATGGTATTAAGAGGTGTTAATACAACAATTAATGCTGTTCCTGCTTTTGTTGACGGTGATGTTCCTATCGCTTTGATTAAAGTTGTTGGGGGTTCTGCCGATGATGCTACTTCAACATCAACAAGAATGGTTCAATACTTTACAACAAGTAAAAAAGAGAATACATTAAGTGTAGGATATGATTCTTCGGGCTATACTGAAACTTTATCTATTGCTTCAAATAGTGGTGATACAGAAATTACTTCTGCTGTCTCAGATAAAGACATTATTTTTAAAGGAAATGATGGTGGTAGTGGAATAACTGCATTAACATTGGATATGTCCGAAGCAGGTAAAGCAACTTTTAATGATGCTATTGCTGCTACTGGTGCTAATTTTAGTGGTTTAACTGCAAGTAGGGCAGTTGTTACTGATGCTAGTAAAAACCTAGTTTCTTCTAATATTACTGCTGCGGAAATAAATATGCTTGACGATATCGGTACTGATACAATTGCTACACAATTAGCAACTAAAGCAACAAAATTAGCAAATACATTTACTAGCAAACAAACAATAGATTATGATGTCGATAGTGCTACTGCATCAACAGCAAATGTGCCTTTGCATATTGATTATGATAGAGTTGGTGGAGTTTCGACTGGTACAGATACACAAATAGGTATAGATTTAGATATGAATGTAACAGGTGCAAGTGGTGGAACTATTACAACTACTGGTATTGATGTTGATGTTGTTGGTGATAGCGGTGGAACAAGTAAAGCAGTAGGTATAGATGTTTCCGTTAGTTCTGCCGATACAAATTACGCTGCTTTATTTACTACTGGTACAGGAACAAATGATACAAAAGTAGGAATTGGTACTGATGCCCCCGATGCTAATTTACACATTAAAGCAGCAGCAAATCCAACTATTAAACTACAAGAAGATGGACAAACAGGTTTCTTAAAAATAATAGGATTACAAGATTCACATGTGCAAATATTTGCAGAAAATCAAACAGCAAGTGAAGGTTGTATATTAGATTTAGATGCAAAATCGGTTACTGGTCAATCTCAAGAAGTACGCATATTTAGAAGTGTCAATAATGCTTCGGATGGTTTTTTTAGTATTAAACAAGTAGGGACTAATAATAATGTTTTTAGAGTTTATTCCGACAAAGACGGGACTGCACATAAAATGGAAATGGATGGAAAAACCGTAATTGGTGGAACAACCGTAGATACTAACGCAGTTTTAACAGTTGATGGTGCTATTTCAATTGGTGAAATATCTGCTCCTACTGCAACTGCCGATAGAGGTAAATTATGGAACCAAAACGATAATAATTTATATTTTCAAGATGGAGCAGGTACAAACACTGTTGTTCTTAAAGGAGGAAAACATTCTATTTGGATTCCGGCAGAAGCAATTAGTCCAAGAAGTAATGCAGGTTGTGGTGCTTTAGCAACAACAGCCGCCGCTACAAGTGGTAGGCCTGACATTAGAGCATTACCTTTCGATAAAACTGCCGATGAACACGGTCAATTTACAATAGCCATGCCTAAAATGTGGAATGAAGGAACTATTACTGCTCAATTTTATTGGACTAATGCTAGTGTAACGAGTGGAACTGTCCATTGGGGCTTACAAGGAGTTTCTTTATCTAATGATAATCCAATAGATACTGCTTTTGGAACTGCCATAGTAACAGGAGATACTCAAACAGGAACAGCAAAAGATGTTCATGTTAGTGCAGAATCAAGTGCTATAACAATAGCAGGTTCTCCGGCTGCAAATGATTTAACTTGTTTTCAAGTATATAGAGATGTTTCTGCGGATAACTTAAATGAAGATGCTTTATTGCTTGGAATTAAAATATTTTATACTATTGATGCAGGTAACGATGCGTGATTATTATGTTTGGTAGAACAGTAAGTGGATTTGGTTCCTATGCAAATAGAACTGCGGCAGTTTCAGCAGTAAGTAACTTATATAGTAAAGACGATTCCGGTAATGGTTCTGCCGGTGAAGGTAATAGTAGAGTAACTACTATTATTGGTGGAAGTTCAACAGATGATGTTTTTATTGATGAAATAAGGGTATCAGCAGGAGACACGGTAACTGTAAGTTTTAATGGTAATTGGACAGGAACAGAAACTTCTATTTCTTGGAGCGTAACAGAAGCAGATAACTTTGGAGGTTTAGTTACCGGAGTTTCTCCTACTAGTGGAACAAGTGCAGGATTTGACCCTGTTTTTACAATAAGTGGTAGTGGTGCATTATTCGACCAAGCCAGTTATGATATAGATTTAGAAGTTACTAATGCAGGTGGAACTACTACAGTAACATTTAGTGCATTTTTACTTATATTACCGTGATTATTATGTTTAAAAAAATATTAGGATATTCTCTACTAGGAATTATAATAATTAGTTTTCCTATTGCTATGACGCATATTCATTATTTAATGTGTGAGTTGTGTGGATAATGATACATTTAGTGATTGCTTTCATAATTAGCCTTATTTTTGGCTTTATGATGATGTGGTTTTTATCCGAAGACATATTTTAAATGTAAATGAAATAACTCTTAAATTTTAAAGACCAAAAAAAATCACAAAAAAAAGTGAGCCGACTCGAAAGAGCCGACCCACTATTTAATTTATTTTGTTTTAACACTCCAAATGCTAAAGCACTCTCTACATTCCCATAATTTAACTTGGTCACTAGAACCTACATAAAAACCCAATATACGCTTCGCTAGCGTATCTTCTCCGCAATACTTACAAGTTTGTTTTAAACTCATTTATTGTCGCCTTCTTTATCTTCTCCAAGTAGCCTCTTAATATATTCATCAACGCTTTGTTCAGTGATATTAGAACCACCGAATGCGGCAAAGAATAGTAGAGAAACCACTATTAAGAAAATAAAGAGTCCGAACCATTCTGCTGTAGACATTACCATTCAACTCCCAAATCTATAAATTCTTCTTTTTCAATAGAAAATGCTTTAATAATTCCATTTTCTTTTCCATATCCCCACAAGTCATATACTAACTGTGTGTCTTTCATACAATATTCTACTACTTCATCATATTTACCCATTTTCCATAACTTAGGAGCATCTGCACTATCCATGAGTTTAGAATCATCCATAGTGCATTTAACTAAGTTTTTTAGTTGAAACCTTTCTCCATGATTTTTCAATAAGTCTTTACTGGTGTCAATATACTGTTCATTGTTTAAATACTTATGAATGCAATATATATCCATTGAGTCTCTAAGAATAGGTAAATCAAACGCTACTATATTGTGACCTAGTAATTTTCCACCCTTTTGAAAGTGGTCATCTAAATCATATTTTAATTCTTGTAAAGATTTAACTATATGTCCACTTTTAGCAAAAGAATCAACTGGTTCATCAACATAAACCGTTCCTGTGTTTCCATCCCAAGTAGCAACCGTTGAAACTTGAAACATATGAGTATTGGCAAATCCACCAATTTCATGTGACATGTTTTTAGTTTCAATATCTAGTGCTAATACCGACATAAACATCACGAACCGTTAGACCAAAGTTTAGAAATCTTTGCGCTTTCTTCATCGACATTTTCTTCTCCGCCAATTTTGCGCTTTAGGAATGCTACAATATTAGTATTTGCTACTGATAGCATACTGCAACATTCCCAACCCTCATCACCATAAGTATCAAGAGTTTCTATTATTACCTTCGGGCCTTTTGTTATGTCAAAAACGACATATGTATTTTCGTACTTCATTTTTTCACTTCCTTTAATTTAATATATGTTGGGTGTCCAATTTTTTTAGTTTCAAAATATTTTTGAATTTTATCTTTAAAATCTCTATTTACTTGAGCGTTGGATTTTTTAACAACTTTACGCATTTGAGCAATATACAACTTTCGATTAACCCAACCGTCTTCTGTCTTTTTCGCCATCTCTTCGTATTTTTCTTTATATGGCTTTGAATTAAAAATTGGGGAGGCTATCCGCTTCTCCTTTAGGCTCCGTTCAAGCCATTCTACCAGTGACATATAACATTGTCGGGTGATGGCCCCTGCCTGTCTAACATTTTGACTTGTTACTTGAAATCTCTTTGATTCATCTTTAATATAAGGTGCTTGGGCCACTGAACACAATACTGCTAATTTACAAGTAATGATATATAGCCTGTTAATAAACAGGTTTGATACTTCTCTCACAAATAATCCACAATCATTTATGTAGCCAATCATATTTTCATATTCTAAATCAAGATAATCATTTGCACCTTTAGTATAAACCATCATATTACACTTTGTTTCAATATCTGAGTTTCCTTCCTTTTTCATTTCTTCATATCTTTCTAATATTAAGTCATACATTTCTATAAACTTATCTGAAAAATTATCCATAGCCCCTTGTCTATCTTTAAACTTTCCAAACTTGCTAATTTTCTTCTTTCGTATATTATGTTGAATTGATTCGGGAACTTCTCGAATATAACAAAGCATTCTTTGGAGCAAACCTGTTTCTGTCATAATTCTATTTAATTCAGTTGGAGGATAAGTCATGGCTAATACTGAACGCTCTCCGAATGTTTCTACTGTATCTCCTTCTTTAAGTTGTTTTTTCATGACCCAAGAATCACCGTGTAGTGTATTTAGCATAGTATTTAAAAATACAACCATATCTACTTGATGAGAATTGGGACTAAAAATACCAGACCTTTCAAATTCATCCCAATGCGCCAAACCACTTCCTTCTAAAGCACCATTCATTTTAACTTGGATTTTCTGTCCAGTAAATCTAGAGTTGCCATTATCATCAGTTTCTATTTCATCTTGAATAGCGTAGTGCCCAACCAGTGCGGCGGCGGTTGCCACTTGAACAGAAAAAACATCAAAATTTTTTCTTGCATAGTGCATTATAGGATTACCGTTAGCATCTTTTTCAATATTACCATTTTCATCTTTTAGAGGAACTTCTACATTCATATTAAATGGATGCTTTTGTTTGTCATTTATCTTCTTAAAGACATTTCTAGCAATTGGTTGAACAAAATTAGACAATGTTGTTTTACCTGTACCCGAAGTTTGAATGTGAAGAAAATGTATTCTAGTATCTTCATATTCTTCTTCAAAAGGTATTGCAATAAAATCTTTACATATTTGTCCTAATATTGTAAAGAAACTAATTACAGCAGGAGTTTCATTAAAGTGCGATATATTCATCGCTTTTTCTTGAAAATCCTTTACTACCTCCGGTAGGCTTTGTTTAAAAACAGCACTCGCCTGTTTATAATCTTCATAAATTTCATTTCCATATTCTTCATCATATTCATCATTATTCATATTTTCACCTTCTTTTCAGAATTTAGAGTATTTAAAATGCGTGTTGCTAAAACTTGCCCTACGCCATCGAGGTACTGCAATTCCTCTTCTGTTTGTTCTCCTATTTCCATAATAGAACCATACTCTTTTATTAAGAGTTTGGCTTTTTTGATTGATACTCCTTTAATACTTGTGAGAACATCAAGTCTTAAATCATCAGTCGAAACCCGCTTAAATATTTCAGGTCTTATTACATCCCTTTGTATAGGTTTCATTTTACATATTGCTGTAATAATTAGTGACGCTTCTTCTTCAGTGGGAACCCAAAAAGCCTTTATGTCTGTATCTAATGTTATTCTACCTATTGCACCTAAGAATTTATTATTTAACATAATACTTCTTGCAGGTTCTTGAATATTAGATTTTGAATACTTCTTTACATTGAATATTGCATCTTCAATCGTGCCATAAATAATAACTACATTTGTTTTGTAATGCCTATCCATGTTATCTATTTGTGTCCAAAGTCTTTTACTTATTACTGAACCTAAGAAATCAGTTGTTGACTTTGCTTCAAAACAAACATCATCAAATACATAATCACCTATTTCAAGCCACTTTTTTTCTGTTTGAATATTTAGGGCCTTCGCTTTATTCTCGACTAGTTTTACTAGCCTAGAACCTTCTTTTTCTCTACTGTCTATAATTAACATATTATTCCTCCTTATCTAAAAAGGTTGGATATCGCCAACACTTCCCCACGCAATATCCATCGGGGATTAGCACAGTTTTACAGAAAGGGGTTTTATAATTTCCAAATACTGTAAATCGTGCATGTTTTCTTGTTTCGTTTTCATTCCAGTCTAGCCATATTCCTTCGTTATTTTCTACTAAGTCTTTTATTTCTGATACTATTATTTCTAATACTTTTTTCTTTTGTTCGGTTGTTATTAACTTTCTTCTTTGCGTCAACAAATCTCTATACCAAGAAACAAGGTATGCTCTTGCCATATGAGAAGGATTTTCTACCATGATGGCACTATGCAAACATGGTAATATTGGTAATTTTCCACTGTATGAGGGCACAGAAACTTCGCCTTCAACCTCTTCAATGGGGGGTGCATCGGGAAACTTAACCTTGTTTTTGCCACCTTTTTTGAAAGGTAAAAGGCGCATGTTTGATGCTAAAGAAAGAATGTGGTTTATGTCTTTTGAAAGGTCTTCTTCAAGCAAAGGTATGCAATAGTAAGGATTACCGTTACTATCAGCCGAAGCCATATTTACAGTATTTGGTACTCTTCTTAAACGAGTCTTTTGGCCGACCCTATCATCAAGAGTATTGTCGTTACCTACCTTTGAAACTAAATATGATTTTATCTCTCTAAAGAAATATTGAATACTTCTCATGTCCTCAACTTCTTCACCAAAAATAAACATATGAAAACCACGACCTGAGAAAAATAATGTATATTCAAATTCTTGTTCTAAAACTAATTCCATGACTACTTTAACATCACGAAATGCTTTTTCTATTCTTTCTCCATGTGCATCAAAATCTAGAAAAATTCTATCTAATATTACTGACGAATCTATTTTGGCAGTTTCCGAAAAGTGTTCAAAATCATATACAGTAGTATATACATTAGTTCTATTGTTTTGTGCATTTACAAAATCAATGTAATCATTCTTCGAGAATACTACTCTTCTTTTCATTTGCGGTGCGTTCTTTATGTGGCTCCCTGCCCATACTTCCCTCGGATATTTCATTTTTATTCCCTCCAAAATCTACTGTTGCTGTATCTAGCATATTTCTGATTACTCCGGCAATTTCACCGGAGAGTTTAATTTTTATTGCATCTCGCATTACATCTTCAAAAGTATGGCCTACGAAACCTTCGTTTATCTTAACTTCTCGAATAAGTTCAAACCTTTCAATAAGTTTTGATTCACTATATATTTCATTACATAAAGATTCAATTGTATTTTTTAGATTTGATATTTCGCTAAATGTCCAAGACCTAGCCAAAACCTTTAGTTTAATTATTTCATCATTCATATTTTATCGCCTCGAATCTATCTAGAAGGGCTTCTGCATATCCTTGTATATCTTTATCATGTCTGCCAAGATACAATAAAATTGTTATTGCATCATTAGCAACCTTTTGCATGTTATCCATCATATCACACCCATGTATCTTCTTGTGCCGCATCACATATTCCAAAAAAACTACAATGCGAGCAAGTCTTCCAAAAGAATTTTGTAGGGAACTGTTTTTGTTCATAAGCCCAAATTAGTTTTGCTATGTTATTCATAACAGAAGTCATAGACCTAGACTTTACTGGTTGAGCAAAGACATAATTAGAAACTGGATAGTACCAACCCCAATGAGTTACCGGCACATTTGGCCTTAGACCATTCTTAATAAGAACTTCGGGTTCTGCGTTTTCAATCAATAGTTGATAAAATGCCATTTCTTTCCTCATCATAGTTGCTTTGTAATCTTTCCAAGGCCCTGTTTTGTATTCAAAAGGTACATAGCCTCCATTTTCCATAAAAATTCTATCAATAATACCTTGAATGTGTATTTTGTAATCTCTAGTCAAGGGAAATTTCGGGTTCGTGTTTGCATCAATAGTTATTTCGGCATCGAACAGGCCTTCATTACATACTGGCAAATACTCATCTGTCTTATTTTCTGCTCTTGATTCTAAGTATCTCTTAGTTTCAAAGGATGCTACATTTAGTGAGATGTCATAATATTCATCAATGGGAGTTAAAGCAGTAACATATTGTTCAACTTCAAGAGGTGTCATGCTTTCTGCTTTCTTAATATCAAATACATTAAAAAAGTCCTCTCTATGATTATGTAAAACAGTTCCTTTACGCATAGCCTCCGTTTGGTCTTGGGGTAATCTTTGAATGTAGGAAAAGTCGTACTTTTTATTACACCAATCGAATGACCCAAGAGAAGACTTAGTTATTTTTAGTATAGGTTTGGTCGGGTCATCATAATTCTCCGGTTTCCAGTCATAGGTATATTCACTCATAGCAGAAATTACTGCATTATATTTTTCATCATCATTCATTTAAAACCACTCATCCAATCTAGTTTGTAATTTTCCTGTTCTTATACTCGATAAGTCCCAATTCATAGCCCTATAAACGGGCTCGGCCTTTTTCAAGACCTGTTCTGCATAGTGAAGCCAATCCGGTTCATAATCATTGAAGTCTTCATAGGTTGTACCGGATATGTACTGTACTGCTTTTTCTTCCTTAGTCAATGGGTTGATAAATGTATCGTCGTGATTGACTTTTAGAAATAAATATGAGTCATCAAAAACCATATTTAATTTTTGTTTAGCATATAAAACACCTGCAATACCCGAACCAACACTAGGCTTTTTGTTCTGCAAAGTAACAAACTTACTCGTTTCTGTTCCGCATTTTTTGCACCATTTTAAATCTAAGCATTCTTCAAGATTGTATTTAGAATTACACTCCGCACATTTTACTTTAAATCTTTCACTTTTAAGTCTGCTTCTTTTTACTAAAGAAGAAATAGGTATTTCTCCATTCTTAACAGAACGATACATCTCATATAAATGAATATTTATTTTCGCTAATGGTTCTTGCGTAACCCACTTTTTAAGTATAGATAACTGTATTTCTTTAGCAAAGGGCGTTTCACTTACTCTCTTAGCAGTAAATCCAGTCATAGTAAATTTTGGCTTATCTAGCCATTCTCCATCATCCCAAGTAATCATACCTGCATTTCTATTCTTTGTTGTTCCAACACCCAATGCGGAATAATACTTTTCAAATTCCAAAACAACGGGATGTTTTTCAAGACCCATCACATTAGGAAAATGTTCTCTCACTGAAGATTCTATTTCTTTTATAGCGGTTTGTGCTTCTTCAACTGAATCTATTTGAACATAAATAGAATCAGTGTGTCCATAAACTACTTTCATTTTTGAGCCTCCACACCTTCGCTAATAATCATAATGATTCCATTATAGAATGTTTTTATATCATTGATAATAAAGCGTACTAATATTTTAATAAGTAAAAACATTTTATCACTCCAAGTAGTATGTAAATTTCATAGCGGGAGATTCATGTTGTTCTTGTAGTTCTTGTATTGCTCTATACATTTTGTATAATTTTTTATTCATAGAATACAATTCCTCTAATTCATCTTCTAGCATCTTTATTTTCTTTTCCATTTTCTCTAATTTATTCATATTACCACCGTAATTATTGTTATAATGGTTGCTATGTTCACGATATTTACCATCATTAATATCTTATTTGACCTTGCTATCATAGCGAGCAATTCTTCTAATAACTGATTAGTCCTGTCCATCATCATTCTTATTCACACCTTGTTCTATATTTACAATGATAGCGTGACGCTTCAGGTTATTCATCATTTGAAATATTTCTTTTACTTCTTGTAAAGTAATATCCCAAGTCTCTTCTGTATCATATGATACTTTAACTGTTACAAATTTAGTTCTCATTTCTCTCTTCTCCAATATAAATTTTTTTCTTTTGTTTTTTTCTTTTCGCATATTTGACTCAAGTAAGCACCAACAGAATATACGCTAGTAATATACATACTATTGCCCTTGTCTTCTAAAATCTTTGAATATATCTCACTTGCAGTAAATGGTTCTTCATGGTTTTGAATTGCTTCTTTAACCCATTTTTTCATTCGCCCATTTATTCTTGTCATGTTATTTCCTCCTGTATGTCCTAGGAGCAACAAGCGTACCGTACTTTTTAAGATAAGATGCAATTTGTGTATTGCTTCCAATATAAATACTATTGCCTTTCTTTGCTACAATCTTGTCTCTTAATTGGTCAATGGTAAATACTCCATTAAATTCAAACATTGCTTCATATATCCATCTTTCTAACAGTTTCATCTTTTCATCTCCATTGTTTCTTAATCTCAAAATTGTGTCAATTCTATATTTTTCTTGTATTACCCTTGGATTTAGTTCACAACTTCTTGTTGAATGATAAGTGCTTGAGCAGTATTTACATTTACGCAATTTACCTGCCTTAACTTTATCATTATATTTCTTACAAGTAGCGCAAAAATCTCCCGCATGTTGTCGTTTATCGCACCTATCTCCTTCCATGTTAATGATGCCTTCACAACGACCATCATTACATATTACAAGAGATAAATTATTAAAATAGTGTAGTTCCGTTGCATTATCATAGTTTGGTTCATATTTAATAATCTCATTATTATCAAAACGAATACCTAGATATTTCCCATTCCACTTTTCTTCTTTATGAAGAACTTTTCCGTTCTCTTCAATTAGACTTTCAAGCGGTCTGAGTTTAGCGAATCCCCAAGTGACAGGAAAGCCCTGTTCAACAACGCAAAATGCTACACCATTTTCTTCTTCAAACTTATCTATGTCTTTTTGTTCCCAATGAGAATAAAGAGGTCTATACCATTCAGTACTAGTAGTAGTTAAATCTCCCAAATCTTTATGTTTCTGTATCATACTTTCATCTCCTTAGCCTTAAACGCCGCTAATCTAATTGCTTCTCTTGCACTTGCAGTAATGCTTGCGGCTAAATTAACATCAGCCCAACCAAATCCTTGAAACGCAACAATACCATAAAAAGATGCCATTAAACGCTTTACAGCCATTTGATTATTGTGCCACTTAACTGCTTCTAAATCATCCCCGCTTTCTCTTGCATCTCGCATAAGACGCTTATATTCATTTCGCAACTCTTTCAATTCAAGAACTGCTCTCGGCAATAGTCCTAATTTATCTGTTTTATAATACAACATGTGCTTTCTTTCTACAGGGCTAAAGTCTCTTGGAGTTGCAATATTAACTGCAAATTCAGTCTGTTCTTCACTTTTAGTTTCCCAAGAAATATTTCTAGCAATCATCATTGATGGGTACAATCCGGCAAAATCAAAAGCCGCTACATTAAGATGTAATCCATTTGTACCTTCACTAAGAGGGTCGTATATCATAGCACCTTCATATTCTTCTCTTTTATCGACTTTACTTCCAGTCTTACAAATCCAATCTGCATTACGCATAAAGTAAATAGAACCCATATGACTCGCATAAAAACACGCTTCAAAGGGTGCTTTGAGCAATCTTTGTAAGGCGATAATAGCCTCACTACAGAAGTTTGTTTCGTCTATTCTTACAAGTAATTCAACATCTATCAAAGCATATTTCAAATATGCTTCTGTATCTTCAAGCCAACCTCTACGATAAAATTCATTTGGGTCTTCAAAAATAGTTTCCTTTGATTTACCTTCACCGAATAATGTTTGAGAAACATATTCAAGACTCATTGAGGGTAATGTTCCTCTTTGTGAATCATTCCACTGTCTCTCAAAGGCTAGGTCTAAATTGAGGGTTATGCGGCCCCCTAATGGTTGTTGTATGGGCGAGAATCCACTTTCACCCTTACTGAAAACAAACCCATTTCCGGCTTTCTTAACGCCTTCTATTCGGTTAATTGGAGACATAAGCATAGGGTTGATGTCCAATGCACAACATCTTTCAAGCAATTTAGGCAAATCGAATTTTAATCCGAACCATGCTATCAACATATCAGGGTCTTTATCTACCATAACTCGAATAAAGGATTCAATCATTTCTTTTTCATTATCAAAGTGCAAATACTCTTCACCTTCATAATTAGGAAACCAAGCCCACTGATAGTATTCTTTATCATAATTATCATACATTACAATAGTAGTAATCTTATCATGATGTTCTCCACCTTGTTGCCATTCCATATCCCAGTACCATTTACGCAGTTTATATTCCGGCATGTTATCTATTTTATCAATAGCATATCGAAAACCAAAAGGTACATCTGCTTCATAAGTAGTATTCCACATTTTACGAGCCTTGTAAATATCACTGGCTTTTTCTACAATTACTTTTTTCAATGGCTTTCCTTTTAAAGAAACCCAATCACCCTTTTCATATTTAAAGGGTCTAGTAATATGCTTACTAGCAGAATACTTCTCATGTTCAAACTCACTATCTTCAATAAAGAAATAAGGGTCAAACGCTTCTAAGTTAAACTTACGCTCTCCGTTTTCTCTCCATGCAGAATAAATATGTTTATCATCTATACATTTACTAATTATCATTTTAATTACCACCCGAATACGGGGCTTTCAATATTTTTCTATCGTTTGCTACAATAAGTAAAGGAAACTCATCCTTAACATAAAAATTTAAGATTTGTTCTTTATCAAAGAAATTGTGCAAAGGCCCCGAATACTCAAGGGTTGCATCTTCTCCCATCGCTAATGCTAATTGAATTGTTTGTTCATATTGATTTGAAGCAGTTGTTCTACTTGAAAAGGTTACATTACCACCAAGATAATTTAATTTATAAACACCACTCTTCACTAATTCACAAAGCCCTAATGCTTCTTTAAATGTTTCACTACTCAGTTTAAATGCACCTTCAAAATTATGCGCTCCAAAAGACCAAAGTTTATCTAATTCTTCTTCATAGGATATGTGCTTCACCATTTCCCTAATACGAGAAATAGACTCCATATTTGGATGATTAACTACCATTGGCAAAGAAGCCTTTCTATTACCGGATGTAAGTTTCAAAAAGTCACCAACATCAAACAATACATCTTCACCAAACTTTTTGAGATAAGGTATAATTAATGCAGCATCACCAATAAAAGCACCGTTTCTTATTCCAGTTACTTCAACTGTAATGTTTAATCCAAATGTCATATCCCCGTTCCATATTTCCAGTACATTGTCTGTTAATGTCATATAGAAGTATGTTCCCATTTTTGATGAACTTAGCCCACCATTACCTAGATACTTTCCTTTACCTTGTATGTCCGAAAGTGCTTTCTCCATCTGTTTGTTATTTACTACGAATTTCAAATCTTTCCCTCCCTTAATTCAGGAATACCATTCCATTGAATATTAGGGGGAGTTCCTTCACGCACAGTCCATTTCTTTCCAACCAAGTTACCGTTAGTTCTTGAACCAATCAATTCAGCAAAGAAATGTAATTCATTCTTTACCTTCTTCTTTGAGCAGTAAATCTCTTGTTCTAGTTTTCCGCCCCAATCTTTCCAAGCAGGTTGAACACCAACAGGTGAATTATCAATATACTTTTCAGTTTCATGAGTAATATAAATTACATCACAATTTAATTGATAAATTGCTTCCAATAAGAAATAGAAAGTCTTGTTTCTATTACCGTACTGAAATGGCATAATCTTTGTAACTACTCTTGGATTAGGATTAACCTTTAGAATACAACTGTCAAGCCAAGTATCAACACCATCCATAACGAATACAATGTCTTCACCCGCTTCCATTTGTTCTTTAGCAAAGTTAATGAAGTCAAGAGAGTTTTGTTCACTCTTATCAATATCTAAAATGTTATCCTTTCGCATTACAATAGGACAATACACATTAATTCGGTCGGTTGCATCGTGATGTTCAAACCATGTTGATTCAACACCTCTATCCCAATCAAGAACATAAATATTCTTATCGGGAAAATCTAACGCAATTCCTGTTTTTCCGGTCTTGGGTTCTCCCCAAATACCTAAAACTTTTCGTGCTTTCCTATTTGCTCTTTTTTGAGCCATCAATTCCTTAAAATTTACTTTTTCTTTCTTAGTCCCTAGCAAGCCAATCACCTATGTTATCTTCATTTATATCTATATTTTTACCGTTAGCAGAACACCATGCTTTAATAATGCCTAGTAATTCTTTTTTACTTGAGCAGATAAACCTTACTTCTTTTTGTCCCATATGAAACTTCAAAAAGTAAGTTTCTGCTATTTTATCATTTTCATTCCAAGTGAGAAAATCTACTTTCTCTAAGTCAGCAATATAACTTTCTCCCTTAAGAATGAATCTTTCTTCTATAATATCATTCATTTATTTTTCCTCCTTTAAGGATGGGCTTTGCACCCAATTGGCCTACATTCATTGGAGTAAGACTACACACGAACTTTAATTTAATATTAGAACCAATCGTATGATTCTTCTACCGGAGCATCTACTTCAACAGGAGAACCCCTTTTATCTGTAACTAACACTGATGAAACATT